TCAAGGCGCTATGGGCCATGAGATATCAGGAGCGGAAGTCGTGTCTATACGACTTAATAACACTCTGAATTTTTTCAAGGCTAAAAGTCTTGTTTTCTCATCTTCTGTTGCCATGTCAAGATCAACAGCATCCTGAAGGAGTGATATCTCGTTGCTTGCTTCATTCATCAGCATCGTTTTCCTTTCTACTGCCTCTTTCTGCTGAATATCTTTGAGTGCTTTATCGTCGGGTAGCCACTTTTCTCCATCCCAAAACTCCCATGCCCGAGGAGGACCAGACAAAGTAAACCCATCAGGAATGTCTCCAGGCTCATTTATAATAATGGTCTTGCTTTTGTCAGTAGAGTAGGCTGTCTTGCCACGATAATCTGAGGTGATAATCCATTCAGATCCATTCGCATTTCTGATTATCGCCTTTCCCTCTTGCAGAGGCGGCGGCGCGTCGAGGTATGCGCCAGCTGGAAGCCCCGTTCCTCTACTAATCATGACTTCGGAAGTGCCTATGTATTCCCCATTGATGTCTGCCATATAAACTTTTTGGATGAAATCTTGTTCAGCAAAACCATCTGAATTGAATACCATTACGAAGCCCTCACTATCATATTCCAGACTATGTTTCTCATTCTGACTTCTGCTGAGTTTCCACGACCATAAGAAGGACTTGATTTTGATGCATCAATGGTTGCAGTCACGCTACGAAGGAAAGTTGTGTCACTCGTTATTGTGTACGCAGCTGCAACGCCTCCTGCGCACGTTATCGCGCCTGTGCCAAATCCTCTGGAATCAACCGATGGCGCAAAAGACCCTACAATATTAGGAGCTGCGTCCAGTTGTTCCGAAAGCATTGCCCTCCCCTGATCTACTCCCCTGCCATCATCAAATCCCCTGACTACGTTAGCACGCATATCGGGAAGAACGCCTGTCGTATAAATAGAAGCTAATTTTGGGTATAGCGTTTTATCGAATGATGCCCCATTCAACCTTAGGTATTTAATCCCAAGATTTGAGTTATCAGGAAGATTTAAAGAAGGCCACACTAACATTGACCCTACAGGTGAAAGAGCGTCAACCATATCTTTAATGCTATTCAATGATGGGCCAGTCCATGAGCTACCGTCTGGTAGAGTAACGGTGATATTACCTGCGCCTGAAAACATTTGCTGCCAGTTTGTTTTGTCCAGGTTAAGTCCACGTAAGGCTTCGGCGGTCTGTGAGGCAAGTGACGCGGTAATTAAACTCTGTGCTTCCTGAGGAACGGCAAACCAGGCGACTCCACTTTGAGTTGGCCCCGTGTAATTACTGACAAGCATCAGCTGAGTATTGCTTGTAATTGTTTTAACAGGCAGGGTGTAAGGAGTCCCACCAATTTTAACAACAATGAAGTCTCCCGCCTTCAGTTCCGTTGTGAATGACGTTCCTGTGCCTGAAACGGCAGCAGATTTATTTGTAAGCGTAAGAGTGCCTGCCGACATGGTATTCTCCTGAAAAAACCGCCATAGCGATGCTGCTTAATACATGCTTTCAAGCAGTAAGATATTTGTAGAGCTGACAATATCGAACATCACCGGATATTCACTTGTCCAGAAAGTAGCGACGTAGCCACGGCCGATCCGCACCGCGTTTCCGCTTCTGACGATCCCGCAATATTTCGCGTAACACCAGCCGCCCTGAATATCAGACTTCGCGCCATAGCGACCCAGCATAATGAAACGGTTGCCAATGTCCGTTGACGTTTTCGATGCACGGAAATACGCATTGCTGTATAAAAAAGGGCGGCGCGTTGTAGAGAATGTGCACTGACCCGCTGCATTAAAAAAGTTAAGGCCGGGTCCCGCAACGGGTGCCGCACCCGCCGCAAATATCACGATGTCCATGGTGACTGTAGCGTTCACATTTGCGCCGTTACGCTCCAGTGTGGCGATGACTCTGGTGCCATCATATTCAACCGTCACACCATCGGCGCTCCATTTACCAAACACCAGATATGTTCCACGAGTAAAGCCGGTATTCGGCGGTGTCCACGAGCCAGTAAAGGTGACTCGCCCGCGCCATGCGCATTGACCCACAATGCTGCCATTCGTAATAGTTGTAAAATCAGTACTGTCAGAGATAAATAACCCGGTACGCCCGGACTGAGAGGCTGGCATTATCTGCCACATCGTTCCGGGCCAGAGGATGTCGTTATAGCCTTTGGCGCTGTACCATGACGAAATAGTCATGCTGCCACCATTCTGAGTGGCTCCGCTAAGGCAACCTACATCCGGAACGAGATTTGTTCCGGTTTGATAAATTCTGGCAGTTTCGTGCGGGGCATAGACCAGGGTGGCACCAGCCACATAACCCGGTGCGTTATATATGTTTCCTGATCCTCCTACTGTCCCGCACCAGGAGGGGCAACGAAGCCCGGCCGTGATTTCCATTACCGGACCGCCGTCATTTAAGTCAATCAGTAATCCACTGGGCATAATTACCAGCTCCCCAGAACAATACGGCCACCATTCGCCAGGTTTACGGTAACGCCAGCCCCGTCAATAACCACGTTGTTTCCGGGACCTGACATAGAGAAACGCCCTTCGGTTGCAATAATGGTTCCGCGCACTGTAACGGCATTAAACTCAGCAGTGCCCTCCTTACTGATAATCCAGCCGGTCGAACCCGCCACATAGTTATTTGACTGAATAAAGGCACCAATTTTGGCACTGGTTATGGTGCCATCCTGAATAAAGGCAGAGTTCATAAACACCTGTCCGCCAACCACAGCAAACGGCGAGAACTGACTGGCACCGCTGCCGGTGGTCAGCACAAACTGATCGGCATTAAACGCAACACGCGTTACGACTGGCTGCCCGGCCTGTGCCAGCACCGCAATGCTCATGCCGGCGCTGTAGTAGTTGCCGTTAATCCGCACACCTGCTTTCAGCGTATGAATGGCCGTGGCGCCACTGGCGTCCACCACGGCGGTAAGTTTGTCTTCCAGCGCGGCCGTGACATTGCCTATCTGCGCCTGGACCTGAGTGCTCATTTCCGCCAGAGCCTTATCAACGTCGGCGATAGTGGTTTTCACCACCAGAATATCGGCGCGCACTTCGCCATACTGCTTCCACTGATGATCGACCGTGGCGTTGTTCGCCAGTGCGTTCTGCATCACCGCCTCGATGTTAGTGTCGATTTGCTGCTGCAGCGCCTGGCCGTCGGCACTGGTGAGAAAATCCCCGGTAATATCACCCAGGTAATCCTCCGCGTTGTCGTTCGCCATGCCCCGCACCCAGCCGGTCCATGCTGACTGGTTCCCGATGCGGTCCACCAGCCGTGCGCGGTACCAGAAAATCTGCCCCGCACGCAGGCCAAGCTGCGTGTAACTGTGCGCAGGATACGGCACATCCGAGAGCAGCAGCGCGTCGCTGCCGTCGGTCGCGGCGGCATACTGAATTTCGGTCATCAGCGTATCGTCAGCACCGTCAGGGAAGTTCCAGTCAAGCTGGATGCCCCAGTTAATCGGCGTGGTGCGGAAATTCAGCGGTACCGGCGGCTGCCCCACCTTGCCGGTCAGTGTCACTTCCACGCTGGTCTGCCAGACCGAGGCGACATCGCTGGCATTTACGGCGCTGACGCGCGCCATGTACCGCCCGGCATAAATGCCCTGCACCTCAAAGCCGAGCGAGCTTGTGCGCGGCACATTCACCCAGTCGCCGTTATCCTTGCGCCACTGACATTCATACGCCACGGCGCCGGGCGCAGCAGGCCAGGCGACACGCAGGGTTTCCACGCTGAGACCCTGCACCACGCGGCTGTAACTGCTGAGGGTCACGGAGGCAGGCGGCGCCTGCACGCCCGGTGGAATGGCTGATACCGGACGCTCATCGAGCCGCGCGCCGGAATCGATGGCGCCGTACTTATCCGGGTTGTGCTGCACCGCGCTGATGGTCCAGGTACCGTCGTTGTTGTCTTCAACAGACGTGACCCGGTACTGCTGGATCGCGACATCCTGCGCATCAACCGACCAGACCGCCTCGCGCTCCGGCGTTTCGCTGAATACCGCAGACACCGTGACGTTGCGGCCGCTGACCGCCTGAAGGGTACGGGCCTGTGATTTACCGGACGGCAGGTTGACGATAAGCCTGTCGCCCGCTTTTGCATCCGGCACCCGGTCGAGCGTCAGCGCGCGACCGTTTACCTGGCTGATACGCCCGCCCGTTACCCGCCCCGACAGATACTGATCCGCCACGCCGATGATATGGCCCGGCAGCGGGATCATGCCTTCCAGCCCGGTGGCGAAACTCACCATCCGGTCTTTAGCATTTGTCAGCAGCGCCCAGCGTCCGCGGCGGTTGGCCTCGGTGCGTCGCGTACAGCCGATGGCGGATATCTGCGTCTGGCGCACGCCGTAGCGCCGCACCAGGTCAGGCTCCATCACCGCTTCCACTTCATCGGTGTAATGGTTCTCCGGGTTTGACCAGCTCACCATCGCCGTTGAATAACGGTTCTTCTCGCTGCCGCTGGCGTAGGAGAATTTGCCGTCAATAACGTTGGCGCGGGTGTAGACATACGTCATATCGCGCGGCATATCCGCCAGCGCGGCCAGCTGATTACCGGCCCAGTAGGTCATGCCGCGGAAGATGCTCGCCAGGTCGCGCAGCACCGTAAACGCCTCGTTCTGGCTCTGGATATACACGTCGCAGAGAAAACGTGGCTCAGTACCGCTGCCGCCGGTACCGTCCGGCACGGGCTGATCGCAGTACTGCGCGATGCGATAGAGTTCCCACTTGTCCACCTGCGTCGCGTCCAGCCGGTCTCCGATCCCGAAACGGTCGCTCAGCACCAGGTCGTAAAACACCCATGCGGGATTATTGCTCCAGGCCCATTTAAACGAGCCGTCCCAGGTGCCGGAATAGGTGCGGGCCACCGGATCGTATGTCGTGGGCACGCGGATTTGCCGCCCGCGGGCGCGTACGCTGATCTGCGGAATATTGCTGAACTGCTTCGCGTTGAACGACACAAAGAGCAGCGCGGTGTTCGGATAGCGCAGCTTTGCATCGATGATTTCGGAATAGGCTTCGATGTTCGTCGTATCCACGATGCGGCTGGAGGTGCTGTCCGCCGTCGTCCGGCTCACACGAAGCTGCCAGCCGGTCCGGGCGGGCGGAAGGTCAATGCGATGGCTGCGCTCATAAAGCGAAGTGGTTTTACCGTCGAATGCACTGTTCAGCACCGTGGTATATCCGCCACCGTCAGTGGACAGTTCAATTTTGTATTCAACGCGGTAGCCAACCACATCCCCGTTGTCCTTCATGCGCTGCAGTGAAGGTACACCGAGACGCACACTGACCGCAGAAAGCTGCGTGTTGCTGATGGCGCGCGTCCACGGCTGTGTGGCTTTAAGCTGAGTGTTAACGGTGATTTCATTTTCCACCGACGGTATGCCGGGGATGTAATCCTGCGTCTGGGTGCCCGGACGAAATTCCCATTTCACATCGGGAAAATTAAGCGTGCCGTCAGCGCTGCGGATCGGGGTACCGTCGAGGAAAATATCTTTATCCGTCAGGCCGCCGGCGAACTCCCCCTCGCCCAGCGCCAGCAGTATTTTGGCCGTCGCGATCGACTGTAATGAATCAGGAGACTCCCGCGGTGTGCGTGAATTACCACCGCCTCCCTTTTTACCGGTTATTTTTTCCATACTGCGCCCATAAAAAAAGCGCCCTCGGGCGCTGTTATCATGCTTAAAATTTGTCTATCGAGAGGCTTGGTCGACAACCTGTCTATCATGCTCCCGGCTAATTACTGGTCATTGGTGTAGATACCGGCGGAGACAATCGCGCCGCCGATTTCGCGCTCGCCATACAGGAGCCCGACGGGGTTACCCATTGCCGTGGTATTCACGGGCCCGCCGAACGCATAGCTCGGCGCGTTATCGGGGTCCTGACGCGATGCCAGCCCGCCGGGCTGGGGTGACAGCATCTGCACCACGCCGCCAATCATCATCGAACCGCCCATAAGGCCAATACTCATCGCCGTGCTGCCTTGAATGGCGCCGATACCCACGGGGCCAAGAGCAAGCGCTCCCACCACCAGCACGGCACCAAGAATGGTCTGCAGCACACCGCCACGTTTGCTGCCGGCAATCACCGGCGCGATGCGGATATCCTCTTCGCCGCTGTTATGCTTCAGCTCGTCCTGGCCGATGTTCTTTTTCCCCCGGAACACGGCAAAGCGCAGGCCGCGCAGGTGCGCCGTCTGCATGTACTGCTCAAAACCCGGAAGAATGACCGACAGCGCGCGACAGGCTTCTGCAGGGCTGGCAATCACCAGCCGGTGCACCCGACCGAACCGCGCGCCAAGCGCGCCGTACAGCCGCACCGTTTTCAGTTCGTTCATGGCAGATCCTTGTGTCTGACTATTTTAATCGTGCGCTCGCGCAGATAGCCGCCGTAAGGCGTTGCGCAGGAGAGCTGGCCGTACAGATGATGCAGCAGCTGGTTACCTTCCAGCAGAATACCGGCATGATTCACCACCGGCGCGGATACCTGCATCAGCACCATGTCACCGGGGCGCGGCTCTGTGACCTCGCGAAACCCCTCGGCATACCAGTTATCCATATAGAGATTTTCGCCCCGCTCCCACCACGGGTAATCCACGCTGTAGTTGCGAAGCGTCACGCCCTGCCGGCGGTGCCAGTCCATCACCAGCGACCAGCAGTCGGCATAACCCAGTTCAAAGGCGCGCCCTTCCAGCGGCCGTTCACCGCGGGGCGCAATGGTGCGCAGGTCGCCTTCCGGCCACGAGACGATTACCCAGGGGATGCCGTGGGCGTCGCACTGCAGCTGGTCGAGCTCGCTCGGCTGGGTGGTGGCGCCGTCGCCCGGGTGGGAATGCACAATGGCAGTAACGGTTCCCCAGTCTTCCGCCGTCGCGTAATCCTCCGGCGACAGCTCAAACTGCTCCTCCGGCGCGCCGGTGATGTTCCGGCACGGGAAATACCGCTCGACGCGGCTTTTCTGCGCCACCACGCCGCAGCACTCGCGTGGGTATTCCGCCGCTGCATGGGCCAGGATATCGGCAATGGTTTTATCGCGCATGGTTACCTCCGGATCAGGCTGGCACCCGGAAAGCCGCCGAAATCGAGCCGGGCATCCGAACCAAAGCGTTTTTTACAGTCGGTCAGCAGGCCCGAGCATTTATCCTGTGCCGGGTCGGTCACCGGGTTACCTTTCAGATCAAACATGCGCGGCCCGTTGTAGGTACAGCCGTCACCGCTGCGGTATTTGTTGCGGCAGGCCCAGGTGCAGACCGCCGTGATTTGCCGCGTCGGGATCAGCAGTCCCTGCAGGTCCATCGGGCTGGAGAGGCGGAACTCCACAACTTCATTGTCTTCAGCCGACTTGCTGTCGATGTAAAACACCTGGCGGAAATACTGCCCCGGATCGGCAGACGGGTTGCCGTCGGGAAACGTGCGCGCATCGAGATACTGGCCGAACGTATCCAGAACAGTAACCTTCGCCTGTACCATGTCATCAAAGCGCAGGCAGAGCGCGGTCACCACGCCATCAAGGTTAGCGACGCGCAGCACCGGCTCCGCGCTCTGGCCGTCACTCGACGACGCCAGCCCGGTAATTTCAAATGGCCAGGCGCCGTACTCCTCGCCATCAAACCAGATGGATTTAGCGGTAAGCTTTGAGGTGTCGCCGCCGCTCGCCGCGATTTCTTCCGGCGTATGAGGAATGGTGCAGGCGTGAAAGCGCAGCACGCCCGCGCCGAACGCCGAGCCGTCGACGGTCACCAGGCGAACACTGTCGCCGGGCTCAAGCTTCTGAACGTCATTACTGATTGCCATAAGTACCTACGGAGCGAATGCCTGTGTGAAGGTCGCTGAAAGCGAATATTTACCGGCGCCCAGCGCCGACGGGCGATAAACGTCACAGCGGTAAAGCCCCGCACCTTTCAGCGGTGCCTGCCAGATGAATGAACGGCTGCCGCCATGTCTGTCGAGGAAGCCCATAATCGCGGTGATGTAGCTTTCATCCCCGACGAATTCCAGATCCCATTTCTGACCGCGGGCGTTGATGCCGTCTCCCGACGCCTGGGCATACCCGTCGCCGAACTGCGCGCGGCGGACGCGGTGAGTGACCTCGCCGCCGGCATTAATGCGCGGGCACCAGGTAAAAGTTTCGGTTGCCATGTTTCACCCATAAAAAAACCCGCCGTGGCGGGTAAGTAAGGAGGGTCAGCGCTTGCCCTGCGTGGCGTTCCACAACGGAGTGCCGGGCTTGCGCAGCTGCGTATTGATGGTATCGATGATGGCGCCGGTGATCTGGTTAGCCACCGCGCCGGCGGCATTAGCATTACCCTGCGCACCGCCTGTGCCGCCGGAGAAATTAATGGTCCCGATGCTGACGCTGACACCCGCGCCGCTCTGCGTGCCACTGCCCAGCGCTTTTACACCCAGCCTGCCGGTAGCGTCGCGGGTGAGCGGCATAATGGCTTCCGGCCCGGCCTCGCCCATCACGCCCGCCCCTTTCGCAAACGCAAAAAAGGTGGGGGTATCAACGACACTGCCGCTGAATCTGCTCAGATCGGCTGACGAATAAACCCCACCCTTCGCGTTAAACTGGAAAGACGCGCCGTAGTTCTGGATGGCGGTGCCTGCATTCGCGCCGCCGGATGCGCTTCCGGCGACGCCTCCCACAATTCCTCCGAGAAGGGAGCCAAGAAGTCCACTGCCAGACGAACCGCCACCCATCGCGTTAACCACGGCCATCTGCAGCGCAACCTTTGAGATAGTCTGCAGAACGGATAACCCCCAGTCCTTCCAGCTGGCCTTGTTACCCACCAGCATTGCGGAGACGTTATCAAGCGCACTGTCCATCGTCGAGGTAATGCCCTGCGACACCGTGCCGGCAATGTTGCTGACGTTATCCATCCAGTCAGCAAGCCCCGCGCTTACGCCCGCGCGCCAGTCCAGTTCGCTGGCCTTCGCCTGCTGATATTTTTTATCAAGCGCATCCAGTGCAGCCTGGCGCGCAGCAATAGCCTCAGCCCCCTTATCGGTTTTATCAAAAACGCGCTCAACTTCCTGCCGCTCGCGGTACTGCTCACGCTGACGGTTCCCCATCCCAGACGTGGCGGAGGTTAAGTCAGATTCATCCCGGTAGCGGCGCCCCGCATCCTTCAGATCTTTCAGCGCATCGGCCATTTCATGCTGCTTGCGGACAGCCTCATCGGCTTTCTGTGTCCACTGCGCCAGCGCCACTGCACCCGCCTCAATGGATTTTCGCTGTTCCTCGCTCCACTTCACGCCATTTTCATGAGAGGCCGCGTAGAGCTCAGCCGCTTTTTCTCCCTGCGTAGCCCGCACCTTCTGAACCTCAACAGCAACGCTCAGATCGGCGATTTTTCGGCTGTACTGCTCAGCAGTCTGCGTCGCTTCTCGCGCCGCTTTATTCTGGGCATTGGTCGCAGCAGTCTCATTCTTTTTGGCCTGTGCCGACGCTTCATCTTTCCGGGCAGCCTGATCTTTGTTGTAAATGTACTGGGTATACAGCGCTCCGGTCAGTTTCAAATCCTGCGCTTCATAGACATGCTGCTGATGAAGTTTCTGCAAGCCGGACAGGCTCGCCAGTTCATTATCGCGACGGGCTTTTTCCAGTGCCGTTGCCTGCTGTGGCGTCACGTTCGAAGTGGATATCACCGGACCGGCATATGATGCCGGTCGACTGGCGGGTGTTACCCCCATGCTGCGGTTCAGTAGGTCATACGCCCCTTTCAGGGTGGCAATAGCGCCCGCCTCCTGAATGGCTTTCTGCGTAGCCTGTTCACTGGCGTCATTAAACAGCTTCTGGGTCTGCTGAAGTTTTGAAACGGCCTTCTCTCGCTCATACTCCAGTTTATTCAGCTGATCCGTCAGAGAGATATTTTTCTCTGTAATATCCGCCTGGTCCATAAACGTGTTAATCCACGTCGTGGTAGGGCTTTCGTTATAGCTCTGCTGGATCTGCGCGAGCCCCGTCAGACTGTCTTTAACCCTGGCTATCTGACTGTCGAGATCGGCGATATCCTTTTTCTGTGCATCAATGGATGAGCGGGCATCCGCCGCCGTAGAGCGCAGGCCGAGGGATGACATATCCTTAAGTCGGGTATTGATTTCGTCCAGGTTGCTGGCAAAAGCCACGGCCTCTTTATGCACCTGCTGTGTATGCTGATACAGCCCATACATCGCGATCCCGGAAGCGGCAATGACCCCTGGCCATCCACCTAACAGGCTCAGAACGCCCCCCCCCAGGCGGGACATCACAGAGGCGGTTTCAGTCAAACGACCGGCAGCAGATGAACGGGCGCTGACAGCGGTATTCAGTTGAGACTGTGCTACCGCTAACTGACGTTCCGCGGCGATTTGCGCCTCAATGCCAGCGGCGGCGGCGCGGGCCTGCTGGGCACGGTAAACAGCCTGCCTTGCCGTTGCCACACTGACCTGGGTGCCGCGAAGCTGCGCTTCCGCAAGTCCCACCTCTGCCGCTGTATTCGCTATCAACGAAGCGGTGGCAGTTGTGACACTGGATGTCATATTTCCGAAGTATCGCGCCACACCGAGCCCGACCAGCGCGCCCGCCACATTAGCTACGCTATCGATATTTTCGGCCAGGCCATCCAGTACACCGGACAGTGTGGACGATGCGCCCACGGCCTGGTTAGCGCCACCTACCCACGCCATAAAAGCATTTTCTACTTTCTGCGCCGATCCGCTGATACTGGCCGGGAGTGTGTCAAATTCTTTACGAAGCTGGGTCACATTGGTCAGCAACGGCACTATTCGATCTGTGGTCAGCTCACCATTATTCGCCATATTACGCAGACCGCCGACAGTGGTGTTAAGACCATCGGCCAGAAATTTGGCGAGACGCCCGCCACTTTCCATGATCGCATTAAACTCCTCACCACGCAGCACGCCAGAACCAAGCGCCTGGCTGAGCTGCGTAATGACGGAACTGGCTTCTTCCGTGCTGGCGCCGGACAACTTGAGAGAGGTCGCCACGGTTTCGGTGACGTTTGCCACGTCCGCAGATGCATAGCCAGCGTCACGCAGGGACTGTGCGATTCTGCTGTAGAGGTTGGCGTTTGCCTCAAATGAGGTTCCGGTCCGCTGACTGATAGACATCAGGGACTGCTGCGCCGTAGTAAAGTCCTGAGCCGAGGAGGAGGCGAGCCGCAGGCGACCATTCAGCTGGTTCCAGGTATCGGCATAGTGAATCAGCTGTCCGGTAGCAAACGCCCCGGCAAACGCGCCAGCCATACCAGCAGCAGATGAGCGAACCGAAGCAAGCTGAGCATTGAGCTCACCCAAAGAACGCTGCGTTTCTCGCGTAGCGGCAGCCGCACGGCGCCCCCCCTGCTCCATTGTTTTGTAATAATCTGCGCCCATACGCGAAGCACGAGCAATTTCAGACTGAAAGGATTGGGAGTTAGCGGATATTTTAATTATTAATTCGCGCAGAGTTGCCATAAGCCACCTAATAAAAAACCCCGCCGAAGCGAGGTTTATAGAGGTATTTAAAAAAAATATTTAAAGAAGTCCGGCTTTTTTCCTCGCCTCTTCTAAATATTCATCATCGGTTTTCTCGATTTTGTTAAGGCTGCTTTGACCACTAATGTCGCTTCCGCAGTGCTTGCATTTAACAGCTTCTTTTCGAACCATTTCAGCACAGAAAGGACACTTTCTCATTCCATCATCAATCATCTCCTGCTCAACTACTTTGGCATCCTTTTTTATAACCAAAGAATGAACTAAAGCTATGATAAAAAGAAGAAAACCATACAGCCACCACGCTAGAAATGAGCGGCCCTTACTTTGAGCTATTAGCGCGGGAATAATCCCAAGCACAGCGGCAACGAGAAACAATTCCATAACACATTCCTTATCTTTAACTATCAGGTGTAATCCTAATAGCATCGATATGAAATGTCACTTAGTGCTATTTAACCAGCCAGCGCGGCAAAGAAACCTTCCAGCTCGGCGCTTTCTTCGTTCGGTTCCGTCGCGCTCCACTGAAGAAGCAGATCGTCCAGACTCAGCTTTGCGCCCTGCGAGTTAAGTACCGCTGCGGAAATCTGAGCGGCCTGAATATCGCCGCGCCGGTCGCTGATGGGGTTCAGGCGGTCAAACTCAATCCACATGCGCAGCTCCCTGGCCGTCAGGGTTTGCTTCAGTTCATCAAGCGTGCGCCCCAGACGGAGCGCCAGCGTCATCAGGAAGAACGTGCCGGGCTGGCTTACGGCTTTTCCACATCGGCCGCCGAGGTAGTCAGGTCCAGCGCCTGCTTAAGAAGGCGGGCATGCACCGGGCCGTAGAACTGTTCAACCTGCGCTTTATCTTCTTCGGTAAAGACCTGTGAACCGTCTTCTTCAAGGAGCACATCGATAAACAGCACCACATCAGCACTCTTGTTACGCAATGCGCGTTCTGCTGCCGTCAGCTCTTCTGGTTCGCCTTCTCCCTGCTTCGGGTTAAGCACCTGCTGCCATTCCAGCCACGCCTGGGCGGAAGGTTCACGCAGCTTAACGGTGGCGTTTTCCCATTCCGGAACGGTAACGATTTTGGTGCGGAAACCTGCCATCGGCGCCAGCGCCAGCGCGCGTAATGAATTCTGTGAAACCTGCTTTGCCATTTCATCTTGTCCTGTCATGGGAAGGATTAAAAAGCGGCCGAAGCCGCTCAGGAACCAGCCGCATAAATGCGTTTGGTTTTGCCGCGAACGCGCAGGGAATAAGTGGCAGCCACCACGGAAGACGTGGCCGCAGACCATGAGCTCTGGCGAACTTCCACCAGAGCGTAGTAACCATTACCCGAGGGGAACACAACACGAAGGGCGCGTAGTTCGTCATTCTCGTACGCGGTCTGCAAGGCTTCCTGGGCTTCTTCGTCACCAACCCAGTTACGGGTGATGCTCATTTCAGCAGGCGCGGCAAGGCCATTGGTCTGCTCCTGCTCGGTCGAGCACAACGTAGTGACGTCGATGTCCCCTTTTTGCCCGCCGGTGAAAGAGATTTCCTTCGTTGCGCATGCTGCCTCCAGCCAGGTAACACCCGATGCCGGGAAGCTGGCGGAATTAAACTCCTCCTGCGTTACAGGTGCGGCAGAGACCGCAAAGGTCATCCCCTTTGTCACTTCATATTTACTGGTCATGATTTCTCCAGGGAAAAAAAGACCGCCGGAGCGGTCTGTGATGGTTAGCTGATTTCAGTAGAGAACCTGGAACTCCAGCGAAGCACGGTAAAGCCGTGCTTCCGGCTCGTAACCAGGAATATTGTTGACGCTCTCAGGCTTTAGAACTTTGATGGCTTCAAATGCCTGGCTTCTGATTTCCCGGGCTTCGCTGATAGTCCGGGAATAGACGTCAACCTGCACGGATAACGTTGTTTCCGCCTGCCCGCAAAGCGTGTCGCTTTCAGGGGCGGAGATGATGGAGAAAACCACCCAGGGCGGCGAGATTGAGGGCTGCCCGTCCTGGCCAAGCGGCGCGACATAGGGATAAACCTGTCCGTCAGCCAGAGGCGCAAGCAGTGGATAAAGGACATCCTCATTCATTTGCTCAGCACCTCATCAATAGCGCGGTTCATACACTCCATCGCAACCTGTGCCGCCTGCTCCTGGCGGGTATCAAAAGCAGGCCTCACGAACGGATGCGCCGGCATATTAACCGTGCCAAGTTCGACGAAGCGCCAGTAGAAAGCGTTGCGTGGGTTGTTCGCCTTCATCGTGTTGTCGCTGTTCCCGGTGCGGGGATTAACGCCACGGATATGAACGCCTGAAGAAATTTCTCCACGGCGGCGCGCCTTCTGGGTCAGGATAACCACGTTTTTCTTCATCTTTCCTGTACGTTCTGGCGCCCGCTGGATAACTTCCTCTCTCAGCACTTCTGCACCAGCGCGGGTGGCATCACGCAGAACCTTGTTATTTTCTGCGCGGCTGAGAGTCTCAAGGTCTCGTGCTATTTCATCGAGCCCGGAAAAATCGAGATTTATGTCGATCACTTTTCACCTCCCTGCTTACAGAGAATTTCAAGCTGTACGCAGCGGGCATCGGGGATTGGCGGCCCCACCACGCTCAGGACAACCCCTTTAAACGCGCCGCTTAACACCCTTAGGCGGGAGGCAGCGGTAATATCCCGCCTGAATCGCACCCAGACGCGAACAGTTGCCGGCGCTGTCTCGGCACCAGAGGAAACTAATTCCCTGCCGCTGATACCCTTCACTTCAGCCCAGACAGTTTTACCCTCTTCCCATTTTTCAACTAACTGCCCTGATGGTTCCCGTACGGTAGTAAAGTTAAGGATGGTAATCCGGTCGCGTAAGCGCCCCGCCTGCATAGAACCTCCTCGCTACAAAATGGTTGGACGGCGGAGATCGTAGATAAGCATCGTTACGGAGAACGGCAGTTCTCCGTGCTTCAGCTTTTCTTCCTCTTCGCCGCCCCGGTTGCGGTCCAGCCAGCCCAGCAGCATAAGCAGCGCTGTCTGCGTTCGCCGCAACGGCTCACCATCAATCAGCGCGCCATCACTGCTGACAATACGGTCGCGGCTTCCCTGGACATAAGCGAGAATAGCGGCGCTGCCAGCCTGAATTTTCAGTGTCAGGTCAGCATCACCGGCATCATCATCAATACGCAGGTGCTCTTTTGCCTGCGGGAGAGTAACAAGCTCAATCACGTTTTATCCCTCCCGTCACGCCCGCGCTTGGTCGCAAGCGTCCAGCCTTTAGAGCCCGTTTCGCCCGGTTTGCCCTGCGTCTGCTCGTCGCAGTGCCAGAGCGAGCCGCCCCACGTCACCGTGTCGCCCGGCAGGTATTCCTGACCGGATTTGAACACGCCTTTATAAATCATGACCGGAACGTCAAACGATTTGGTTTCGCTGCTGCCGCTGGCTCGGTTAACCGTCAGGGTGAAGCGCCGTTGCTCGGAACGCTCAATCTCCACGCCCGCCACACCGTCAACCACACATTCCCAGCCGCGCATGCCGTGCGTTTTCTCATAAGCACGCCACAAGCCGCCGTTATGGGTTGCATAAGAGCCGCGAGGGTAGCTTTTCTCTTCATCAATGAATGGCAGAATTTCCAGCGCCAGCGCATCGCGGCCATCTTCGCCATCCCTGCCCGGCGCAGCAGTCGGCAAAGCAGCCACGGCCTCGCTGACCAGCATTTTGACATCCGGCAGAACAGGCATTGAAGCTGCGACGAGTTGCTGCAGCATGGGCTGCACGTCGTCGGGTGTCAGGCTTTTGCCGTCCTGCGGTACCGGAATGGCAGCGACCGCATCACTCACGGCCTCTTCCACCGCCTGCTTCAGTACCGCCGGATCGTAATCCTTGCCGTCTTTTGGTGTCGGCATGGCACTGAAAGCTTTGTCCACCATCTCCTGCAGCATCGGCTGCACGTCGTCGGGTGTCAGGCTTTTGCCGTCCTCCGGAAGCGGAATAGCGGCTACTGCCTCAGTGACCATGGAGGCGATGTCAGGCAGCTGGGGAAGTTCTGGCACGGGCAGAGCGGCCACAGCCTCTTCCACCATGGCGGCGATGTCGGGCGCCGGGACGCTTTTGATTTCTTCCAGTTGACTGGAAAGCAGGTTCAGTTTTTCATCGTATGCCTGGCGCTGCTCATCGAGGCTTTTAGTGAACCCTTCGCGCATTTCGGCGAGAGCCTGCCCGAACTCCTCACCGAGCACCTTTATCAGCGTTAATTCACGATCATTCATTTGGTAAGCAATCCTCTGAGCATGGCTTTTGCCGCCGATTGTTCAGCGTCAGACAGAGCCTTTCCTTCATCACTGGCGGGTTGCGATGGTGCAGACGAACTGCTTTTGCCGAATGGATCATCCGAGGCATCGCGGCGGGCCAGCGCGCCAAGACTGTAGTTCTGCTGCTGAAGGTAAAGCTCATCACCACCAGTAACGGGCGGCAGGTTTTCACTGCGTCGCGCCTCATTAGGCGTCAGGATGGTATTTTTCACGCCTTCGCCCAGCGTTTTTATACGCCGTTCGCTGTCCATTCGCAGCAGCGCGTTAACATCAAATTCGGTGCCGGTATCACCCTCCAGAACAAACGCTTCATCCAGCAACAGCTCAATCGACTCGATAAGCGTCTGCAGGCACTGCGAGTAATACTGCTGCTCCAGCGCCTCGATGTTGTCGTAAGAGGGCAGCTCACCTATACCGGCTTTGTAAGCGGGAACGTGAAACACCGAACAGACGATTTTCGCGGTCATCTGAAGCTGTTCAACCATCTGAGCATCTGCGGCCGTCATAGCCGTTGGGTTGTACTTGGCGCCATTACTCAGAATTGCAGTTTTACCGGCGTTTTCCCCCGTATATCCCGTATCCCAGTTGTTTTTCAGGATGCGGGCATTTTCCTCGCTGATGCTACCCGGCACTTCAATAACCCCGCTGGGCTTGCCGCCGTTGCGGAAGAAGAAGGCCGCATTTTCCTGAATATGGTGCCCCTGCATCGCTGCCAGGCCGGCAGCATAAATCGGTGAAAGACCGATAAGCGGATGAAATAGGCAGTTAAACCGGTCGTGGATAACCTCGCGTGCCGGCACCGTCACTGATGATTCAACACCCGTCATGTTATCGGGGTTAATCTGGTAAAAAACGGAACCGTCATCCGCAACCAGCGGCGTAACCTTGTTCCAGTCCAGAATGCGCAGCTCTGTGATTTCTCCCCGGCTATTACGGATCTTCAGGACAACCGTATTCCCGTAGCAAAGCTTGGAGTTAAGCCAGCATTCGAAAAACTGCATCCGGTTCTGGAACGCATTCGGGCGCCTGTAAATCCTGGCGGTGCTGCCGTTATTGTTTTCTTTCCAGATGCCGTTTGAGTCGCGGCGCATTAACCGCACAGGCATTTTTGCGATATCACTCGCAATCAGCGATATACAGGCAAACACCGCGTGAAAGGAAAGCACTGTCGTCTGGTTAATTTCCAGATTGCGCTGCCAGGCACCGGCGAAAGGCTCATGGATAAGAGACATCCAGCCGCCGCGGCTGGTTGGCTGCTGAGGCGCTTTTTCTTTTCTCCGGAAAGGATTCCACATCAGCCATTCCCCGCATTATTTTTCTTTTTCCCGCCACCAGCGCGCTTTCCGCCGGTGTACTCAGCCTTGCCCAGCAGCACCAGCACCCTCGCGCACTGGTCATCCACGGTTTTTTCATCGCCGGGCTTAGAGTCGTGGGTGCGCTGGAGATATCGGATTTTTGCCATGCAAAATGGCGGGGTCGCCCCCGCCCTCCTGAGTTGGTTAGCTGGTCTGGGTGGTGCCGTAGTTCACGCCGGAAATCACGGCGACGGCAGCGGTACGGCGGCGCTTCCAGTTAATCCAGCGTTCGGCGCGGATAGCCACGCTGTTGGTCTGGAACATGGAAACCAGCTCGGTGCCCGTACCATTAACGCTGTCGCCGGTTGGTTCGCTCTGCATTTCGAGCGAGGCTTCGCGTGACATATCCACGGCAACGCCGCCGTCGTCAGCCAGATAGATATCCGGCGCGTTAACCAGCACCAGCTGGCTGCCCACATACTGGGAGACGATAACCGGCAGACCCTGGAAGGTACCGCCCAGCAGCGTCATTTCCGGATACTCTTTCTGACCCAGCGCGTTTTTACGCATGGACAGCGCCAGCGCGGTGGTGCTGGACATCAGCCAGACTGCACCGTTCGGTTGCAGGTTAGCAGCGACAAACACGCCAAAAGCCGCCGCTGCGTCGTCGTCCGGATTACCGGTGGACGGGATAGCGGTAATGCCGTTGGTAACGGAAGCCGGCGACACGTTGGCGACTTCCGCCTTGGACGGGTTGATAAAGTCAGTATCGAGACGGGCAATAACCGCTTCGGCCAGAGCATTGCGCACCAGCGCATCGGCTGCCGGGTTGGAGAAGCGGATAAGTTCGTCGGTCAGCACCGCGATTGCGGCCACTTTGGCAAAGCTGAAGGTGATCGACTCAAAGTCAAACTTGGTCAGCGGCTTCGCCTTGCCCTGCCCTACCCAGTTCGCTGAACCGCCGGAGGTCTGCGCCGGGATGCGGATGTTAAACGGCACCTGGCGCAGCGCCGGGATGTTACCCTGCCCGAAGCGGCCAATAATGGTCTGCGGTCGCAGGAACTCCACGAAATCCTGTGCGTATTCCTGGTATTCAACCAGCGCGCCAGCCCATTTCGGATCGGTAGTGGTGCCAGCGCCGACGGCCGCCTTCAGGACATGATGCAGTTTCGCATCGTCCGGATATTGCTTACGCGCAATCTCCAGCGCCTCGGAGCGGCTGCCGTTCGCGGCGGCCAGCGCCTTGGCGAAGCGGGCAAAGGCGATGCCTTTTTCCAGCTTCTGCTCTACGCGGATGATGCCCGGCGCGTTGGTCGTTACGACATTTACATCGCCGCCCGCCGCTTTGCTTACCGGTTTGGCAGTCGCAGCAAGGTTACTTTCCATGTCACGAAGGCGCTTCAGGTGCGCATCCACGGATTTGATTTCGGCTGAGGTGTTGTCGTAGCTTTCTTCTTCTTCCGAATCAAGCGTACGCCCGGCTTCAGCGGCTTTAGCCATGATGTCGGAGAGAGACGCCGCCAGCGCCGAACGCTTCGCTTCAAAGCTTTTGATTTGTTCTGCGATATTCATCGAACTGTTTCCTTTATTGGTAATGGTTTTGGGTGCTGTAGCGCCAGCGGACTGTGTTGCTTTAACCACCGGTTTCTCTTTGCCTGCCGCGGCGAGTAACTGGCGGTCGAATGATTTAACGGAGTTAATGGAGCATTCGGCGTTTGCCGGAATGGTCACTGCCGAGACTTCAAGAAGGTCCCAGGAAAGAAAGCGGATCCCGCCTTCATCCAGGAAGGAATATTCAATCGGCCGGAAGCCGATAGAGAGACCGCGCACCAGCCCAGCCTTAATGGATGCCCAGGCCTCATCGAGGCGGGCAACAAGCTGGGACGGCATATCCGGGGTGGGTTTCACCAGTCTTGCTGTGATCTCCAGCCCGCCCTTCACCATTTTCGGGGTGCAGGTGCCGATGGGTTGCGAGCGGTCATGCTGCCAGAGGAACGGCGTGTCGCTGCGGAACTTGGCGCCCTCCGGCTCCATAATGTCCCCGTCACGGTCGGGAGATGGTGTGGAAGCGATGCCGGTAATGATCCGCTCGTCCTCGTTCACCGCCTTTACCGTCATGAGGGTGCATGCGCGATTAAGCGTCATTTAGCTGCCTCCTGAAACGAAAAAACCCGCCGGAGCGGGTTATTAACTGACGTAACTGTCATATGAAATGCACCTGGTAATCCTGCTTTTTCGCTTCAGGGTTCAGCGCCATGAGCGAAACGCTGTTGAACAGCGCCATCAGCGGGTCAATCTTCCCCTTGCCGCTGGCCTGCTTGGTAATGAGGATGGCGTTACCTTTCGGCTCCACCCGGGCATTACCCACACACCAGGCCATCATCGGTTGCCCGCCATGGATAAGCACGCCCTCGGCAAGCTTGCGTTCGGTGGTTTTAATCGCACCGCCAAGACGCCAGCCCTGGCTTACGCCAACCACCGCATCGGCGGGTATTTCAGCCTCAATCAGCGCATCGAGGATTTGGCCGACGCCTGACGGGTCAATGCCTATCTTGTCGAGCAGTTCAGCAATGTGGATGCGCCGGACGTATTCCGCCACCTCTTCCGTGTCCTGGCCGACGCGTTTCACGATGGTCAGGTCGCCTGCCCTCACGAAGTCATTGAACCTGGATTCTTCGCTCTTACGCCGCCGGATGGCTATCTCATGCGCCCAGGCATGGCACCAGCAGAGCCACTCCCGCGTTTCAGCGTCACGTCCGACAGCAGCGAAGCCCAGCAGGTCATCAAGACCGCCGCCGTCAATGCCGACGGTGATCACCTCGGCGCGCCGCAGCAAATCATCAAAGCTGACATGCTGCGCCTGCTGCTCCCAGAAATCGACGCCCGCCCAGCGATCGCTACGCAGGTTAAGGCCAATTTCAATATTGAGATGCTTCGCCAGGAACTGCTGCAACGTGCCGTCCGTTTTCGCCTGGTTCTTGCGAAGTTGGTCGGCTATCCACTCCGCGCTGACCGAGCGGCCGATGTTCGGGTTGGTGATGTAGAAGTTTTCCGGATCGAGATAAGCCTTTCTTTGCACCATCCGTTCCGGGAACTCGTAAAGGATACCCAGCGTTTTAGGGTCGTTTATCCTGCCATCACGGACATTACGCCAGTAATCGAGGCGCTCTTTGAAAACGCCTGCCGGCGGCTCGTCGCTCTGCGTGGTGAGAAATATCACCCATCCTTCATTACGCGACACCTGCCCGCCGAGCGCTTCCATAAACATCGCCTCTGCGTTGGCGCGCTTGCCAAACAGCCAGAGCTCGTCAACCAGAATGCGCCCAGACTTTTTACCGGAAACGGTATCCGTATCCGCGGCTACCACTTTCAGCGTGTTTCGCGTCACCCGGTGCGTAATCGTGCGGATATGGTCCTGGATCTGGAACATATCGGACAGCTCGTCGTCGGCGCGTATCATGCCGGCGGCGGGCTTGAAGCTGTTATCGGCCACCTCTTTGGTGGGCGCGAGAATCAGATGCTCTTCATCCTCGCGCCAGCAGAGGATCAGCGCAGTCAGCATGATGCCCGCTGCGATGGTCGATTTTGTGTTTTTCTTCGATATCAGCAGGCCGTATTCGCGGATGAGCTGGTTTCCCGTCTCGGCGTCGTATCCGCCGAAGATGGCTTTCACGAAGTCGAACACCCATTCTTCAGAGCACTCGCCGAAAGTAGGCTTGCCCGGCAGGTCAGAAACCCGCAATTCACGGAAGATACCCAGCGCCTGCTCCGCCTGGTGGGGAAAGATAGGCGGCGGAATGATGGATTCACCTGCAACCAGGCGCGATTCCCAGTCTGTACAGGCTGTAGACCACTGCGCCATAAATTACCCCTTGTTGTTCACGACCAGTTTCGGCGGCGCCATCGCACCGAACTTGCTGGCACCGGATGCAGCTTTTGCCGCGGCGTTGCGCGCCTCTTTCTTCCCTGTCTCCCCTTTTTTGGGGTGAATATAGGGAAGCATGGCCTTCGCCGCGTCCTTCCTGACGTCAATTTCTTCGTTGGCATCGTTCATTACAGCCATCAGAAACTTGAGCGGGTCGTCGTAAGCACCAGCTACGGCGGGCGCCAGTGGCGCATCGTTTTTTTCGGTGTTGTTTACCGCTGGGGTATAAACATCCTGCCGGCAGGCCGGAACATCATCCGTCTCGATGACTTCCTTCTTTTTACGCTCAATAAACGCGATGACTTCCGGGTCTTTTGCAAGCTGCGACCCCTTGGAGCGTGCGGATTTCTCAGAATACCCCGCCTTTACTGCCGCATCTTTTTGAGACATACCGGACATCAGCGCGACAGCGAATTTCCGCTTTTGCGCTGTTAACATGTTTACACCCTCCAGAGGGGAATTTTTTCTGTGCGTGAGAGGGGGGGCGGTGTCCAGCGCGATCGATGTTTACTTCGGGACCCACCCCCCCCGCCTTGATGATAATTGATATCATTCACATTGAAATGATTGCATTGACAACCATTCAGAAGAGAATCCGATAATCGTTCTCATTAGTGCTTCAGTGGAGGCAGAGGATCACTGCTTTCCCTGCTCTCCGCTACAGGCTGATAACCACCGACGGGGCGCTTGCTGTCGTGCGACTTTGGAGTTCCATATCGGTTTCTCATTTCCCGACAGTGCATCCATGTTGGCTGTGCGCCAGCGCTTGCATCCATCAAAAAAATTACGAATGCTACCAGTAAGATCAGCAGTAACCACTCCATCTTCTTCACCTCAGATAATCGTTACCGAATGACTGGCACTGTCTGGCACGGCATGCTTCATGGCCTCTTCATCAGGCTGACCGGCTGCCGCTTCGCGTGCTGACTTACCTGAGTGGCATTCAGTACAGAGCGTCCAGAGGTTTCGCTCCGAGTTATCGCCGCCGAACTGTAACGCGATGCGGTGATCGAGTTCGCTTTCATGCAGGTCAACAGCGCGTGAGCACATGCAGCAGTGCCCACCGTCACGCACCCATATGCGGCGCTTAAGACCAACGCGGGCGCTGCCGCTGATGCGCCGTTGCTCGCCGTACACGGGCTTTATGCGGCGCGTATCAATAACCTTCAGCCGTGGCTTTAACGTGGTCAGCTTAGCCATGCAACCTCCATGCGCGGCGGCGTTCGCGGCGCGGCTGTCTGTCGGGGTGCTTTTCTACAGGCAGGCCATCAGCATGGTCCACCAGCGAGCTACACGGATAAATCACCGGGCCGCCGCAGGCATCGCCAACCGCATAATCAGCGGGCTTGCTTGCATCCCAGCGCGCCAGCACCTTCGGGATTAGCTTCGGGGGTACGCTGTAGCACACGGCATGCACGAGACGCTGCATGGTGATGTAGTCTGCCCTTTCGCGGTCAGCGGCGATAAGCTTTGTGGCTATCTCCAGTTGATACTGCGGCGGGCGGCCGGTGCCAAGATAGAAGCTGATGAGCGAGTCAGGGAAGCGACTAAGCCAGTCACGCACCAGTTCAGTAAAGCCAGCAACTGGCTGCGCGTCGTCTTCACACACCACTACCCGGCAAGGTTGCTCAGCAGCCCATTCGATAGCGCGCCGGTGATTCCAGTTAGCCCCGTGATTCCCTTCATCGATAAGAAGGTGTGCGTCAAGTTCACCTGCCAGCAATGCAGCTGAGGCAAAACGGGAATGGTGACCAACAACCACGTACTTCACTTGTGTTTCCAATATGCCACCTCTTTCCCGATGCCATCCGTTTTGAAAATGGTATGAATGCGCGGACCGGTAACGATCTGATCACCGAAAGACTTTGCAGCCATACCGAAAGCGCCCATGTCCACCAGCGTGGCGGGTGCTGTCTCCATCTTCCAGAAGCGGTGGCTTTCAATCAGGTAATGCTGCCTGACGATCCGGTGGGCATACTCCATCACATCTTCACGGCTACCACCCAGCAGGCCGGCGTTAAGCAGCTGATCATCGCGGTGCTGTTCGAGGAACTCGCGATACGCTTTGCCGTGGTGATTGGCCTTCATCCATTCGTCGGCATACGTCTTATGCTCAGAGCCGACATAAATTTTACCTGGCTCCATATTCGCCCATGGCTCTCGCAGCATCTCAACGTCAGTACCGTCAGTGCACCAGACCCGGCGGTATTCAGGATGAGCACGCAGGTACTGGTAGATATGCAACCAGCGCGCGAAGTACGGGCTCATCTGAACTGGAGGAACGCGAATCAGGGTTGCATTCTCGGGCGCCGTGGCCAGCTCATCAGCCAGCACCACAGCATCTGCACCACTGACTGAATTAGCCCATGCCTGTAGCGAGCCGGGACCAGCTGCCAGTTTAACGCCGCGCTGCGGATCCGGCTGACAGGTCAGAAGCGTGGTGATAACAACATCTCGCTGCTGACGGAACGGGACGTAACCGGTATATCCACTGTCTCGTCTTGCGCTGTAGATAACAGCATTTGCTTTTGCCAGCGCCTCGCGTTCCGGTCGGGGGATCGAGCGTGTGCCTTCTTCATGCTCATCCATGGAGTGGATCAGCTTTTCAGAGCCAGTAACGTCAGCAAATGCCCAGGTAGATAACCCGGCGTTGTGAATGCGTAGAGCCAGATCCGGATGCTCGTACATACCGCGACCGTAGACCGGGTCAAAACCGCCAATCTTCTCGATAGCGCTGCGGTGGTAATACAACATCACGCCTCGCTGCCCGGTATAAGCCATATGCCGATCGTCACGGTAAAGGACCGCCATATCGTTCAGCTTGTTGCGACCGGCCAGATCGAGGAACTGGTACGCCAGGTGCGGCTCAGGTGATTCGATATAAGGCAGGTGCCAGTTATCGGCAACAGGCCAGGCGTCATCGTCCCACAGGAAAAGATGCTCACATCCGGCATCCATCAGCGCTGTCAGGCTGGCGTTCTTTGAAGCGACGATGCCGAGGGATGATTCATGTCGAAGCAACTGCACGCCGTCAGGAACTACCGCTGCCGGTTTAGAACCATCGTCGATAACAACCACCAGCGCGCCGGCTGGAAGATGCTTCATGTGCTGTTCGAGCGCTCGTTTCAGAACGTCGGATCGATTGTGGGTAGTGATGGCAATGCCTATCGTAGACGACGAAGAGCTGGCGGGTGCATACGGGACACCGTCAATAGTGACCTGCATAATAAACTCCATGGATAATCGTATGCGGAACAGTTACTGCTTAACGCTGGTGGCGCTCAATCACCACAAGTCCACGACGGGTTTGTCGTTTCACCTCACCGTTTTGCGCCAGCACCCTGCCCTTACCATCGGTTTCAATGCTCACTACCTCACCAGTAACATCATCAGCGGTAAGGCAGTGTTTAACTTCTTCCCCGTTCAGATAAACGGTGATGCGCTCTCGCCCTGGGATGACACGTTCACCCGGATCATCATCGAGTACAGTTATGCGCATGGTTAACGTCCTTGCGTATACAGCAGACCACCGGGTTGCATCGCGTTACGGATGGCGCGGTTCACAGCTTCATTAATGTTCAGCTGCGTTGTGAGCTGAGCAGAAAACTGAGCATCAAGTGAAGCCTGCAGCCCCTTAAACAAATCACTCTCACGCACGGCATCAATGACGGCCTGCTTCGTTTCATCGCCAAGCCTGATATTCATCTTCGCGTTTGTTACGACGGCGTTTCCGATGATGGATGAAACGGCTTCATGCACTTTATAGCGATCAGCCTCAAACATTACCTTGCTCTGGTCACCTTCAACGCCGATGGCCATGCCTGCAGCCTGCTGGTTGCCGATGTAACCACCAGCAGGCTTGCCAAAGCGAGTTTCTACCAGGTGTCTAATAGCAAACGCCTGCCCTTCTTCAGTGAGGAAGGTAAAGTAGTTCAACTTCTGATATTCCGTAGCGGTATGCCGGGTTTCAGCAAACCCCAGAGCACGCAGCTCTGCGGCGCCACATTTCGACGGCAGATCGCCACACTGCAACGCGCCACGAAAGAACAGCGCAGACAGTACATCTGTCGCTGCACCGGATAAGGTAATTTTTTTCTGACCCATGGTTTTTCCTTTTAGATGTGAGCCTGTCGCACGGGATAACCGCCTGATAGAAAGCAGCGCTCCCCAAGCTCACGACTGAAAGACTCTCTTTGGTGCGCGTGCGAAGCGCAATAAAAAAAGCCACCAGCGGATGTGGTGGCTTAAATGGGTTGTGGTGGCCGGTGCTGATCTCCGGCTTGCTTTGTCTACGCACTTAATGGTCGGTTCACCCTCAAAGCACATCCCGCTCTGCGCCCATCAGCCTGGGCATTCACCACAATTCGTCATTATCACAGGCACTCAGTGAATGCCTGCTGTAATGCCTTAACAATCAGCGTTACTTCGGCCAGCTGATAAAGAACATCAAGCCAATGAATGCGAATAGCAGCCCAGCAGCTCCCTCAATAACGATTAGAGACCAAACAAGAATGGTCCCGATAGTAGCAATCATCTCGTGATCCTTGCCGTTGATGGGCCAGCTTCGCGGCGCTTCACAGCGTGGCTAACCGTGTTGTGAAGAGTGGAGAACATCATCAGGCGCTCTGTTTGAAAGCGCCTTGTGATGGTCACTTCACTGTTTCGATGGTCGCACCGTTGGAGTTCATGACGTAAAGCTGATCACCCCGGTAGAGGAACTGATAACCAATACCACCTTCTTCAGGAATGCCGGGGAAGGCGGCGGAATTGAGAGAGGAACAGATAACGGCAATGCAGTCCGCCCGGCTTACCCCTTCTCTTTCTACCCATACGGTATCTTCAGGTTGAAGCTCCTCGGTCATTTCCTCATCGCTGAAGGTTGGAAATACCTGCTCGATAATGCACGGTGAATTAAGCCCAATTGCGTCAGCAGCCTGAAAAGCCTGCTCCCACTGAACCGATCCCGGCCTGCCGATATTCACCTCTTTAATTTCGTAAAGAGAGGTGGCGTTATCGACGATCTGCTTAACAGTAAACATTCTTCTTTTCCTTCTTCTGGTCACAAAAAAGCCCCGCTGTTGCGAGGCTCGGTTTCTACTTTATGGCGTTGTAGTACGCCTGCCAGCGGTACTTATCGAGACGCAGCTGGCGCAGGCATTGCGCTGTCTCGATGTCCGCCTGTAGATCGGCGTCGCTGTCTGCACCAGCATCACTTCCCTTGCACGGGTCCTGCATCAAATCCGCTGATGGAGTTGGCAGCGTCGATGGCACGCTGCCGCAACCGCACAGACTCATCATCAAACTGGCACACAGTACGGTTCGGATCCTGGACATATTTCACCACGTCGCGGGTAATGGTTCGGTAGACTATCCGGCCTTCGTCGCTGGCCTGTGCCGCTTTCTTCTCGACGGGCTGGATAGCTTTCTCGGCTTTGTCTTTCTTTTTGGCGGCCAGAGCATTGATGTGATCCGCGTGGGCGCTCCAGCCGAAACGCCAGGAAACTATCGCCGTGGAAACCATCATGACCACCAGCGCCAGAAGCACACATCGCAGCTTCATAGCAGCACTTCACGAGCCCGGCTGTAACGCTTCTGCCGGTCATCAATGCCGTTCTGCCCGCCGTTAATGATCTGCGTCACCCGTACCACATCGCCCGGATACTGCATGCAGCCGCTGGTGGCAAAGAACCATGCCGCTGATCGGGCTGCGTGGCAGTCTTCCGCCAGCAATTCAGGCGTGGTGACCAGATCGAGTTTCAGGGCAGCACCGCATTTTCGGTAATTTTCCAGACCGGTGATCTGGATCAGACCGCGACCGCGATATTTCCAGCCATCCTGCGGACCTTTGTTGCCGTTGCGTTTGTTGTAAGCCAGATTTGCGAGCGCGCGCTGGCGCTCCAGCGGAAGTGAAGGTTCACCGGCACGGCGGCCAAGCATATTCGCCTGGTCCTGCGTGATGCGCCCTGCGCGGATGAAACCGGCTAGCCCTGCCACGCTGTAATTGAAGCTTTCTACCAGCGCGGTAAAGCCTGTTGATTCGTGGCCGACCTGCGCAATGAACATGGCCTGTTGCACGGGTTCGGTAATACCGAATTCACGCATCGCCGCATCCATGTGCGGAAACCAGCGCGCGGCTAACCCGGCGCTGAGATTAGCCGCCCGTTGAAACTGTGTCTGGTTCATTCTGGCCTCAGTACCTGGAACAGCTGCGCCACATTACCCCGAGCCCTGAACACGGCGGCGCAGATGATTAAGTTGATGATGACCGACGCCCAGTGTGTGTGGACGTAAAAGTCGAAGAAGTAGCGGAACGGTACGGATGCATACGCCAGGATAATCAGGTATGCCAGCCATGATGCCCACCAGCGATGCCGGGCTCCGGGTTTACGGAACAGCATCAGCCTCAGCACAATGGCCGAGCACGTCGCCACGTTGGTCAGTACCAGCGGATCACTTATTACCATTGGCTCCTCCTCTCCACCTTTGCAATAACGTCAGCGGATCCTGCTCACTGAAAAAGGTGAGTGTCTTGATAGCCAGCGCGGAAAGAAGCACCGCGCCAAGGGCATCAAGCGGCTTGTCGTTGTAGCTGGTCACGCTGGCGAGCCAGGAGCCCACCAGCCCGGAACCATATACCCCGGCAAAATAGGAAACGATGAAGTATGCAGAGCGGCGGAAAATCGTCAGGTCTGCTGCAGTGGCCACGTAGAAAACGGCACCAGCGAACGCGCCGAACACGACACCATAATCAGTGCCGGTCAGCAGCCCGTAAATGCTGGCACCGGTTAACGCACTCGCAGCTGCAACAGACCCGGATACAAGTTCGGACATTTAGCCCCCTCGTCATTGCTGTGGATCCTCTCAGATGAGGGGAAATAAAAAGGCCACCTGCTGGCAGCCCAATGCACTCTGTAAAAGACGCCCGGCGGACGCCTTTAGAAGAATGTTATTTTGTTGTTTTAATCAGCGGCAGAAGCAAAACAATCACACCCGCCACCAGCACGCCGTCCGCAAGGATCGACATCAACTTGCTGGTAAAGTCGATAGCGATCACCAGGAACAGGAGCACACCAGCGGCAACCCAGCGCAGCTTTGCCATTACAGGTGATTTTCCAGACGCAGACCGAGAGCGTTGGCGATCTCTTCCAGCACCTTACGCTCTTCCGGCTCTACTTCCCCGTCAGCTTCAGCAATAGCCACCGCCACGTCGAGAACGTCTTCTGCTTCGCGGGGATCGTGCTTAACATCTTCAATCTCACGCAGCGCTGCCCGGCGGCCAATCTTAAAGTTGGTGTCCAGCTGGCCGACGATCGTTGCGCTGATAGCGTTGATTTCAGAGGTGAACGCCGCCAGTGATGGCTGGTTACGCAGCACCTGTTCGATCTTCGCCTTTTCTGACGCTTCGCATTCGCCGTCGGCGTATGCCACTAGGTAAGCAGCGTTTACCACCGCCTGAGCCAGATCCCGCTTTTCGAACTTCTTGATGTCGCTTACTGCTTTACGTGCTTTTTTACCGAAACCGAACATAGTGACTTTCCTTTTAGGGGGTGAGCCAGCGCTCAGAAATGGTCAGCCCACAGAGACGGTCACACCGACCATCACTCTGGCTCACCTCTGAAAGGCTCTGTGGTTGAAGTGCGCCGAGCGTGGCGCAGAAATAAAAAAACCCCGCCGGAGCGAGGTTTAAAAAGCGTTTTAAGTCCGTGTCGTAGAAAACACTCTTAGCAGACTACGATAGTTTTTGCGTACGCGTTAGTTTTTTTGTATTTTCACTATACACACACAAATAAATGAAGATTTATAATGACAGCAGAGATCGCGGTTTATAATAAGTCAGCAGTTGCTTTGGCTGCTGACTCAGCCGTCACCATTTCTGGCGGCGGAAAACATAAAATCTATAATGGCGCTGAAAAATTGTTCGCCTTAACCAAGCACCACCCAGTTGGCGTAATGGTTTATGGAAGTGGGGATCTTTGCTCTGCTCCTTGGGAGCTTGTCATAAAGGCATACAGGAAGAAGCTCGACAGGGATCATTTTGAAAGACTCGAAGACTATGTTGATGATTTTTTTAAGTTTCTAGAGTCCGCATCTTCTATTGTGACCACAGGTATGAGAGAGGGTCATCTTTACCAATACCTTTCTGAAGGTGTCTTTAATCTTTTACTTGAATCTTTCGCTGCTAAGAAAGAAGACTCGTACTGGAGCCCCTTAGATCACGCTGTTTTCTTTGTTGAGCTTGAAGAATACTGTCATGAACTTCTCGAGCATTTATCTGATACTGATTTTCTAGATGGTTTTTCTGGTGACGATTTAGATGAAGCTCGTGAATATTGCAATGATGTTACAATCCGAATAGTCTCTGAAAAACTTTCCGCCATCCCCTCAGAAGACATACCCGCTTCCTTTCTTAAGGCTGTTTCAAACATATTTGCAGCTATGATTTGTAAAACAAATGATTTGGGTACTACAACAGGTATAGTTTTCGCTGGTTATGGTGAACATGACTATTATCCAAAAGTACTTTCCTACGACGTATGTGGGTTTTTTAATGATAAAGTCAGAAGATCTACGAATGTGCATAAATGCTCTACTAATGGCGAAAGCGGAGTTACTCCTTTTGCACAAGAAGAAGAGGTCGGTGCATTTATGCAAGGAGCTAGTAGCACGCTTATAGGCGAGTTGCACAATGAGTACCAGAATTCGATTCGAACCTTACTTGAAGGTATTGACGAAGTCGTCACAAGAATGATACCAAATGATAAACTTGACGAAGCCCAAGATGCTATAGTCTCACTAGTGAGAAGCACCGTAGCTGAATGTGACCATCGTATCACCACATTTGTGCACGAGAATTACGTTAGAAAAGTGGTTGATATGATTAAGTTTTTACCTAAACAAGACCTTGCTTACATGGCCGAGTCACTTGTTAATCTGACTGCTTTCAAGCGTAAAGTGTCAGATGACTCCGAAACAGTAGGTGGCCCTATTGATGTTGCAGTAATCTCTAAGGCAGATGGTTTTATTTGGGTTAAGCGGAAGCATTATTTTTCGCAAGAGTTGAATCATCATTATTTCTCACGTTCATAAAACTTATGGGGGAGCCACTATGAACCTAAGACAATCCTTTGAACGTTCTCAGCCAAAATCAGTGAAGGATTTTTTTATACCTTCCGAGAAAACAAGCACTAAGCCAAAATCCGGCGATAAAAATAACTTTTTTACTCTGTTAGCACAGCGTTCACATACATCCTGAATTGAGGCCGCCAAGAAGGCGGCCTTTCTTAGCTTTGGATCATTGATAGCACGCCGCCTATGAATCCCAGCGCTGTTTGCAATTCTTTTCTGATTGTTCCATCTGAGCACTTCCTCTTCTTCGCGATCGCCCGCAATGAGATACCTATTACGAAGTGAGCCATGACAAGCTCATACTCTTCTGGCTTATATTTTCTCAGGCATGCAACACAACCATCAATCAAAATCCCTTCATCGTCGTCACACTGAAGGCGTGATTTTTTACCGTGTGGGATGAGGCCCTTAAAGCCTGCGGCAATGGGATGCCAATCAACTCCACTATTATCACAAGCTGCCCAGGCTCCCCAGCGGTCCAGTACTTCGTACATATCACGCATCAATTCTCTCCACTAAATTATGCCAGAACGCCGATCGCCAGCGCGCGGTCTAATGTCTTCAGCAGCAGCTCGGGCTGCGTGCCATATTTTTCTTCAAACGACTTCATGTCAGCGTGCAACTCGTTGTGATGCGCTCTGCACAGCGGTATCACGAACAGGTCATGCGCTTTGGTGCCCATTCCGCCCTGGCCGTAGCCAATGATGTGATGCGGATCATCTGCCTGATTACCGCAGCACGCACAGGGCTAGTGCTTCGCCCAGCGGGTGTATTTCTCGTTTTCCCAGCGCCGGCGTTTCGGGCGGCGCATAAAGGATTCCGGCGACTCTGGATCGATGCGCAGCGCCAGCACCTGCTTTGCTTTTTCCTCAATGATGCTGGTGGCCGCCGGTGCCGGTACCAGCTCGCTTTCGCGATATACCGACGGAATGGTCGCCACCGGCAGGCGCAACGCGTGGCGCGCCAGTTCTTCGGGAATAACGTCAGCCAGATCGTTACGCACCAGCCACCAGCACAGCTCGGGGATCGTCAGCTGGTGGGTATCATCAAAGCCCAGAGCCATGCGCACGAACTCAATGATCCACTGCGCCAGGTTCGTCCGGGCGATGCCCGCCAGGCGCTCAGTGAACTGGCCGCGCAATGTGTTATCGCAGTGCCAGCAGACGCGGATCACGCCAGGCGCATGATGAAATGCCGTCACGTTTTCCATATGGTAGGTGCCGTGCGGGTACTGGCATTCGCCGCCACGCATCAGCCAGTTTTCCAGACCGGACATGCCGCCGGCGCGCGCGATCACCTTCTCGTTTTCAAAGACCGGCACCAGCATCGGATCTTCTGCCAGTGGCTGCGCGGCGGGCGGGATTTGCCCGGACGGTAAACCGGCCAGACGTTCCGGTTCGTTCTCCAGCAGCATGCGCCCGCGGCTGAAGTGCGCCAGCAGATCACCGCCGGGGCGGAACATCACCACACCCAACTCCCGGACAACGACGGGTTTAAGCAGAGCCCTCATGCCGCTTTCCCTTTCGCCAGATATTCAGCCCAGAGACCGCCGATCCACTTAATGCCCTTCGGCGTGAAGCGCGCCTGACTAAATGCATGGTTATTAGTGGCTGAAGTACCGGTCTTAACTTCGAACCGACCGAGATCTATATGCTGATGATGAGGTGTCAGAGTGCCCGCCAGCCGGTACATGATGTTGTTCTCAATGAGGAACAAACGGAACTCAGTCTCTTTGGCATTGAGAAGCTTAGCCACCTGACGGAACGACATGGATCCGCGCGCGGTACAGTACCGGTCGACGAACTCCACCTTCGGCGCTGCGGCGGCCAGCTCTGCCGTCAGCTTCTGCTTTTCTTCTGCCAGATCCGCCGCAAGGCGCAATGCCTCCGGCAGTGATTGCGGCACGTTTACCTGCTGGTCGTTCTCCAGCTCCAGCCAGCGATCGATAATGCGCTTGCGCAATACCACGCTGTACCCCGACACCAGCGTAAGGCATAAATCTTTTGGCAGGTGAAAGAGCGGATAGATGCGTCCTCTATCGTCCCGGTAATCTCCCGAAAGTTCGGGAGATTGAATATTGAGCTGCTGCAGCATATTACGAATATCGGCCATAACATGGTCGTGCCGCTTATCGCATAGCCCGGCGATCTCAAGGCTGGTCATCGCCGGGAAACCCGGGTCGTTTTTAACGTTGATTAACTCGTTCATGCTCTTCTCCACTTATTCAGCGACTGCACTCGCCACGGTTTCAAATTTGCTGATCGTGATTTCTACCCTTCCCTTCTTTATCACTGGCCCCCACTCCACCAGCATTCGCTTAACCTGGCTGTCGTCCTCCCAGACACCAGCGTGCGTCAGCGCGTCAAATAGCGCTTTGTTGTAGTTGTCGATGTCCCGGCGGCGGGCGTCCGGCGGGTACAGGGTTATTTCAACGGAAGCGGCTTCCGCTGACGGCTTCGGTAAGCGACGCAACTGCTCGATGATCGCCGCACAGGCATCACTTTGATATTTGCGCCCGGCGGCGCTGATGAGATGGCGCCCGGCCAGCGGACCCTTATTCGGGGCGCGCCAGTAGGTGTTAACACTCGGCGGGAACGGCAGCGTCAGTTTCATACGGGCACCCCGCGCATTTCGAGAAAGGCGATAGCTTCTTCACGTGCATCCTGATCGCCAGCCACCAGCGAGCGCAGCAGTGATATAGCCTCATCCTCTGCGTTCTGGCTGTTTATCGAGATGCCCCGGCTCACACCCGGCACTAGGGTGATCGCGCCTTTACGCTGGAGTGCGCGCAGCAGCTCGGTTGCCGCGTTCGGTGAAGTTGCCCCCATCAGGTTGGCAACCTCTTTTTGCGTTGGTGGGATACCGTGCTCTTTCTGGAAAGCCACGATCAGGGATAAAACTTCCTGCTGACGGGCGGTAAGGTTTTTCACGCTGCATCCTCCTTCAGGGAGGCTTTGCTGCTGAAATCCTTCAGTGCGACCCGAATATTGCGAATGTTGCAGCGCGCCGCAGGATCCATTTCTTTGATGACATCCATAAATGTCGGGATCGCCATACCATATTCGTTCATCGCTTCCATGCCTGCGATATGCAGCCGTTCCTGCATATCAGCTTTAGCCGGGTCATTCTCCGCGTAATTCAGGTCCAGCCATTCGCTGACCGCCAGCTGCACACTTTTCTCAGCGATCAGGACTTCTGCCACAGCAATGTCACCTGCGCTTACCATGACAACGGTCGGCTCGGAAACATTGTCGGAAGCCCATACGTGAGCAAATTTTGACTCTTTGAAGGTGTACTCTTCCTTGTCGCCGAACACCGCCCGGACACAGGCCCATGCATGGATGCCGCTCTGCGCAAGAATATCTGCCTGACTCAGCGGCAGGATGTCTTCGGAACCTTTTGCAGGTGCCGGCAGCGCAACTTCATCGACTTGATCCTGCGCTGCTGCGCTTTCGACAACCTCATCACCTGCGCCAGGAATAACTTCCGAAATATTTTGTTGTTGCATCTGGGGTAACAGACGCAGCGCTTCGCGGCGGATCTGCGCGATAAAAGCATCGCCGCGGGCTTCCAGATCCTTGCGGTCGATGTAGCTGATCGCCGGGCCACGCCAGTTTTTGTCGAATACAGCGATCGCCCCGGCGAAGAACGCTCCTGACGGAACCTGTTTTTCATCCTTCGGAATGAACCACTTCGGCAGATCAAAACCGATTCGCCCGCGGATAAACGATATGTGATCTGCATCCTCCGGCCACCAGACCTCGCTGGTGGCCGCCTTAATTAAAAAGACGTACCGCCCGCCTTTTTCCCGCATCTCGCTGGCGTGCTGCATGATGTAACGCATGCCGGTGATGTACTCCCCGTCGTGCCGGGACGCCCGGCTGTACGGCGGGTTGCCGAACGCGGCGCCGTTGAGCTCGGCCAGACGCGCGGACCAGTCCTGCGTCAGCGCGTTATCTTCCGCGGTGTAATAAGCCTCACATTTGGCGTTCTCGCCATCAGAGAACAGGTCCAGTACGAGCGGGCCGAACATGGCGTTGATGCCCCAGAAAATATTGTCCGGCGTGCGCCACTGATCGCCGACTTCCTTAAGTTCGTGAGCCGGTTTGCTGCGCAGCGCTGCCAGCGCCTGGCTGTAAGCATTCAACGGGTGCATCACAGTTCCCCCACATAGTTACCGGCCAGATAGCAACGGCCTTCCACATAACCAACGCGGTTGCTCATCTTCAGGCACTGGGTGCGCTTCTTCGCCAGCCGTTCGCGGTCCCGGTTACTCTTCGAGGCATCGAATGCAGCCAGGTAAACATGTGCGGCGCGGCGCCACAGATTCTGCCTTTCAAGCTGGCAGGCCATCTCTTCGAAAAATTCGTGTTTCAGCTTCTCGTTTTTCATGATCTGAACCCCTCCGGGACCTGGCTGTAATCAACACCGGCATAGCTGGCTTTAAATGCGCTGTCGTCACGCTGCACACTGCGCTGCTTCCACTGCTGGCGGGACGGGCGTCCGCGCTCTTTCCAGCGGGTGGCGCTCAGCAGATAGCCTTCAAGCTTGCCCGGGACGAACAGCGTCTGCGGGCGCATGTAGTCGTACATTTCCGTGTCGTGCCAGTGCTCGTGCTTGTAGTCGACCACGAGCTGCAGGTCGTCCACCGAATGACCTTCGCGCAGCCGGGCCCGGATGTTCTCCAGTGAGGATTTCGAGTTCTGGTAACGCGCGCCGGTGACCAGATTCAGGTGCTTCAGCACAGCAATCGCTTTATCGGTGATCAGCTGCTCAGCGTCGGGTTGCCCGACAACCTGACGAGAAGGTTTTTTATCTGATGGTTCTTGTTTTGAAGTTACTGACGGATCGTGTCCAGATTCTGGACCCTGAGAAGCGCCGTTTTTACGGTTTTCCGGACGTTCAGATTCTGGACGTCCAGCTTCTGAACCTTCGGATTCTGAACGTCCAGATTCTGAATGTTCAGAAACTGGACCCTGAGAATAAGCACCGGCAGCCGCCTGGCGCAGGCGCGGCACGTTCAGCGTGTAGATGTTGGTACCACTGCGCTGGCCCTGACGGCGTTCTTTACGGGTCAGCCATCCGTCACGCTCAAGCTCACCAACTGCGGTAATTACGGTGCTGCGACCGGCGCCAATCTGGCGCGCGATGGTGTCGACGCTGGGCCAGCTGATACCTTCATCGCTGGAGAAATCAGCCAGGCGCGCCAGGATCAGCAGCTTCGTGCCCTTGATTCCGGCACTCGCGCAGCCATCCCACACGTACGCTGATAACTTAACGCTCATGTATCCACCCTTTTGAACTTCTCGCGGAACCGCTCAACAGGCTGCATGCAGTCGTGCGGGTAACCCGCGCGCCGGAAGATAACCTGTCGCTTTTCGGGGTCGTAACCGGTGACATGGACTTCAGTTCCCCGCCAGTCGCGGTATCGTCTGTTGAGCTCCTGCATACGAGGTTCTTCGCTTTGCGGTTGAATGCCCCCACGATGAGGCGTACTCGACTGTGGTTACACGGAACCCATCGGCCTGATACCATGCGCTCATACCGAAACGACGAGGTACCCTGCACAGGAATGGCCCGTAGTTGCGGTAAGCGGTTATTTACCGTTAAACTGTTCATGCGTTAGTTTCTCCACTGATACGACACGCCACGGCGCCCGGAGCTGCACACTCGCGGGCGTCACTCTTTTCCGGCGAACAGAAAACGCGATACAGCAGCGTTAAGTGCTCCTGCCACTTCTGCATTACCTGGTAACTGTTCTCTTCAATCTGTGCGCGTTCTGCCTGGTCAATTACCCCATCAGCTGTTGCTTTGCGGATGTATGTCGAATGCTTGCCAATCCACTCGATGGACTCCATCAGTCGCTGATTGATGTCGGCGTTGTCGACATCCTCGATATCCACTAGCGGTACGTTAACGCTGTTCGAATGGCGAGATACCGCATCAGCGATGTGCTTAGTACCACTGGCCTGCTGCAGAACCATCGCCCATCCCATCGGGAAAATCTGGTCGCCACCGGTACGCAGGCGGTTAAACAGTGCATCTTCGGTAACACCCAGCCAGTCAGCGGCTTCCGCATATCCACCATGAAGGCCTGAAATGGTTTTCTTTATTGCTGCCACCAGCCAGGCTGGTTGCTTCTCTACTTGCCAGTGCTCATTACCCACGGTTAACTCCTTGAATCTGTGGTTTAACTCTTCACCGTCTCGCTATTTAATTAACGAAACACATCAGGACGGAGCTTTTCTTTAGGAACCCCAGTTAACTTCTCGATAGATACGGTGTGCTTAATGGGTGCTTTCTTTTCACGGTGTAGCCAGTTCCATACTTGCTGTTGCTTAACTAGGCCGCCGGCCTCTAAAGAAATTTTTCTGGCTAACTCAGACTGACCACCAGCAATCTCAATAGCCTCAGTTAACGCGCTTTGTTCAGGCGTCATAACGGTCCCCTTTACCTATGGTTGAAAGTTGTGAGATAGGATGATTGTACAACTACCACAACTTTTATCACAACTTTTAGGTGTTGGAAAGTCAAAACATAAAGTTGTAGTCTCGCCATAACAAAAGGGGGAGTTGTGGGTACACTTGCTGAACGGCTAAAAAAAGCGCGGGAAAAGGCAGGGCTCAGCCAGCTTCAGTTAGCTGAACAGGTTGGCCTGACTCAACAGTCCATAGCCAAAATTGAAAATGGCGTGACGGAGCAGCCGAGAAAAATTAAACAGTTGGCTCTTGCACTGGGAGTCACTGCTAATTGGTTGCAATATGGCGATATTGACGCTAATGGTTCCTATTCAGAAATGATTGTTAAGGAATGGGAAAGTACTTCAGCTGATCCTGATCTTTTTACGGAAATTCCTATTTTGGATATTGAATTATCGGCAGGGAATGGCTGCGAAGCCGAAATCGTTGAATCTGAACTTTCTACATATCCTCTCAGAAGAGATGAGCTTAGGCGAGCAGGTGTTAGCGCTTCGAGTGCAAGAATCGTGAATATTCTTGGAAGCAGCTTGTATCCCGTGCTGACTAATGGAGATAAGGTCGCTGTAGACCTGAGCCAGACGAGTCCAATTAGAGACGGTGATTTATATGCTTTAAGGGATGGCGTATTATTAAGAGTAAAAATACTTATTAATCGGCCAGATGGTGGTTTAATTTTAAGAAGTTTTAATAAAGATGAGTACCCTGATGAAGTACTCACCTATGAAGAGAAACTGGCACGGATTCATATTATCGGCCGTGTGTTTTGGTCCTCTCGCTCATGGTAAAGCTTCAATAAGCATTTCTTCCGTGATGATTTTTATCTGAGCACCATCATCTCGGTATGTAACTGCTTTTTCAATTTTCCTTCCGTGACTGGAGAAACGCCAGTCACGTGAAGACAGCGTCCCTATGACAAGGTAATCTATTTTTTTAGTAACTCCACTACTGATAGTTCCGCCTTGTTTTTGGATTAAATCTTCTATTGCTGATCTTTTTCCTGCTAAGAATATGCCTGTAAGGCAAAATGCTTTCCCGCTAACTTTCACATCAGCAATATCATCTACGGGAAGTCTTGTTGCCAAACCATCAACAGTTCCGCTATCAAGATCGCAACCGGTAAAATCAATAAGCGCTTTATGCAGAACTTCGCTTTCCTGGATAGTAATTTCGCCATCACTTAAAATATCCTTTACTAAGCGATAAAGCTCCTTTCCTGGATAGTTTGCTTTGAGTGCCCCATTCTGCGTTAACCACCAGTCAAGGTATTTGATCTCTTCCTGGCTTAAAACTCTGTCAGAAATTAACCCCTTACATAATCCATTCAAAAGATGCAGATCTGACTCTGTAGAATAAAAATCTATCTCTGGAATATCTAAAATTTCAGATTGTACTTCATGAAGGTATTGTTTGAGTTCTTCTCTTTCTTCTGCGGTAATTACTCCATCGTCTAGGATACTCGCAATTCTTATTCGCAGGCTCTTAATTATTCCATTCCCGATAAGTTGGTCGGCCTCTAACAACCAAGTATCAAGGTAGATAATCTCTTGATCCGTCAAGTTTCCATCCGAAAGAATACCATCGATGATGGATATAAGGTTTGCAAATAGCTTATCTCTGTTGCGCGTGTAGTTAAAAACTTGCTGCTTCTCTTCCATAAAACCTCCTTCTTCTTTTTTGCTCATCCTTGCATCAACCACAACGTCAATCAAACCACATAAAGTTGTTGACAAGCGTAGCCCTCACAACTAAATTACACCTTAAAGTTGTTATTAACGAACAGGCAGGACGCCCACGAAGTAGCCACTCGAGGTTCAGTATGCAATTTGACAAAGAAAAGGTTTTCAAGACGTTCAACCTACCGCGTGAGGAATTTAGCGCGTTAGAGGCCAGGCCTAATGCTCACGCAGGAAACAGGATTGAGCTTTTTGTTAACGGGGCTCTGACGCAGACCTTAAACACAGAATCAGCGGTAACAGCCGATTACCTGATGTTTATGGGTGGTGTGGTTGAGGCGATGGAGAAAGATAAAACTTCGCTGGAGTCTGAAGCCAACAAAAGTGGTCGCACTCTGGCTACCGGATTTAGAGGGATTGGCTCTGTCCCTTTGGAATCAGTAGGCGTCCCAGAGGTCCTGGATAAATAGATCGACCTTTATCCACATGGCTCGACCTACGGTTTTAATGATGTGATTTGCGGTCTGATCGCTGATTTCAATGTCCCAGGAATCGTAATTTTTATCTGGGTACTCTTCGGCGAAGGTAGTCCGAATGCCGTGTCGGATATCAGCTTCTGAAAGTCCGCAGCCGGTATTAATCAGGCACTGGGTTAAAACATCTGAGCGCTTCATGAGTTATCACTATCAATGTGTTGGGGATTTCAGATTAACCGAATCCTTGTTGTTGGGGAATAGCAGGATCCACCGAGCCTGATGTGGTGAAAAGACAGGCGCACAACGGAAAGAGCACTGCCGAGCAAGGCATAAGAGCTGGTTCGATTCCAGACAGTCCCATTCAGTTGGGAGGGTTGGGCAGGGAAAAGGTCCGTTCGATTCGGACACCGGCAGTGCTCTCTCCGTTGTGATGTGTTCAAGCGAACTGCAGCGCCGGCCGACGCAAAGACCTGTAAATCGGCTGAGCCGCAACTACTGGCGGCCAAGACCAAAACAGAGCGGCAGGAAATAAGCAGGGGTAGCGCCCTGGTGTCACAACCAAAAAAAGCAGCAAGCGTGGTAGTAGGCAGTAGTTGGCGGCGTCTGAGCCTTTCTTATTTTCCGCGAGGACGCCGCAATTTTTTACGCAACACACAAGAGCATCGCCGGGCGACGGGTTCATAACCCAATCCACCCGGGCGGCTTCCTAACCGCTGGTGCTCTTCTGTGTTGTGTGGAGAAACTACCCGGCGGCCAGTGCAGATGGCCGCCGCCCCTCTGAAGGAGAGAACAATGTTTAACCCGTTCTTCAAAAACCTCATCATCTACCGTCTTAGCAGGGACCTGGTGATCATACGTGACGGCAATACTGAAGAGCTGGCGCGCCAGCTTGAGGCTTTTCGCTTTAAGCCGTGTGGCAGTCAGGATATGGCGCGCTCCGGCTGGATGCCGCCGCTGGGCCAGCATTCCGATCAGCTTTTCCATCTGGTTAATGACCAACTGCTGCTCGTTATTCGTCGCGAAGAAAAAATTCTTCCTAATACGGTAATCGCTGAGGAGCTGAACAATAAGGTTTCTAAGCTGGAAGCGGATCAGGGCCGTCACCTCAAAAAAACAGAGAAGGACTCGCTGCGCGATGAAGTGCTTCACTCCCTGCTGCCGCGAGCTTTTACCCGTAGCAGCACGATCCGCATCTGGTTAAACCTCAGCGCCGCACTGGTAATGGTTGACACATCCAGTGCCCGCCGCGCAGAAGACTCGCTGGCCCTGCTGCGTAAAACGCTGGGCTCCCTGCCGGTGGTACCGCTAACTATGGAAACCCCTGTAGAGCTTACCCTCACCGAGTGGGTGCGCGGATCCGGGGCACCATCAGGTTTTGCCCTGGGCAATGAAGCGGAGCTGAAAGCGATTCTGGAAGATGGCGGCATTGGCCGGTTCAAAAAGCAGGAGCTTTCCAGCGACGAGATACTGAACCACCTGGAAGCCGGCAAGGTAGTTACTGAGCTTGCGCTGAACTGGCAGAGCCGCATCGACTTTACTCTGAACGATTCTTGCGTTCTTAAACGACTCAGGTTTGCAGACGAACTCCTTGAACAGAACGATGATATCGACCGCGAAGACGTTGCGCAGCGGTTCGACGCTGATTTCGTTCTCATGACCGGCGAGCTCAGCTCCCTTACCGAAAACCTGATTTCCGTGCTGGGCGGCGAAGCCAAGCGATAACCCTTTTATGCAGCCCTACTCCATCTCGCATGGGTTGGGTTGCTGCAACCAAAATTTAGCGCGGTGCAGCGCAAAGTTAAGTGGAGGAACACGCATTGAATTACGAAAAAACGAAGGAGCTCGTGAAATCAGGCCACCAGCTGGTGGTGCTTTTGGGCAAGCAGAACGGCATGCATGAAGCCGCTTCTCTTGTTCAGCGTATGGCCGGGCAGCTCGACGTCTTAATCGCTGTGCTGCGCGAAAAGACAAAGCAGTGCGAGCAGATAGCCCAGGCCGTTGGCTGGGTCGAAGGCGGAAACTTTACGCTTGCCGAGGCGGTAGCCGGTCATGTGTCGGGGCTCAAAGCAGCTACTCAGCGCAGTGAGGAACTGGCAGCGGAGAATGCGGCGCTGAAGGCAGGAGTTAAATATTTCAGTTACAGCGAAATGGCTGGATTTGAAGAACACAGCACGGCTGATTTAGCACAGAAATCAGCAGATGCGGACCTTGCCGGTGAGCGTGACGAGGCTTCGTCCGAAGGCTGGTCAGAAGAGACGGACACTATTTGCTGGGGAGTGATTTTACAGAAAGCAGTTGAAAACAAATTCGAAAAACCCTCAGAGGAAAACGGCTGGATTGGGTGGTCAGATTATGCGCTGCTGCCAAACATCGAAACCCCCGCCACCGACGCATTCCTGCGCGAAGTGCGGGCCAGCGCTGTTGATGCTGTTTGCCTGAAAATTAGCAATTCAATCGTAAGTTGCCGTCAAGACGAAATGATAGGGCTTGATGAGGCAGTAAATATTGCCAGCGATTACGCAACGGAGCTGCGTCAAGGCGGTGCCGCATGAGTAAAGAAGTCGAAAAGCTCAATGACCATGAATTAGCTGACCTGAAAAACGCTGTTGAAAGAGAGCTTAAGCGCCGCGCTGATGGCCCAAAAGTCACCACGTATTATGTTGTCTCGTGTATCTCAAACGCTCAGCATTTTACTGATATGGATTGCGCTTTGCGCTGCTTAAAGCGTGTGGCGGAGGACCTTATTGAATGGGTGACAGAAGACCAGGAAAACCGGGATTACGTCAATCGATGCACTGGCATTGTTGGAGCAAAACTTCAGGTTGTTGAGATGAATGTCGACCATTTCAACATGCGTGTTGCAGAGAAGTATTTCGATGATGATTGCTTTCCACCGGAGGCCTCATGATGACCATCGACACAGCAAAACTGAAAGCAGCGGGCATCAATCTTGATACAGGGGGTGAAGCGTGAGCGAAATTGATTACGAGCGAGTTCAGTTTTTGCACGATGTCGCAACTGAGTGCGCGAGAGACGGCACTGAAATTGCGCTCGACGCTGATGAAGTGATTCTCTATTTAACAGAGCCGCTGCTGGCGCTGCGGGAGCGGGCGGAGCCTGTGGCGTGGATATCGGAGAGTAACCTTAAGGCACTGGCGCGCGGCCATCGCTCTGTATACGTAAAAAACGAGCCGATATTGACCAGGCCGGTGGCGCTCTACACCGCACCGCCCGCGCCGGTTGTGCCTGATGATGTGCTCGCTGCACTGCGAAATGTGGCAAAGATTCGCCTCGACTTTAACGACTTCGACGGCGACAGACGAGGAATGGCTGATTGTCTTGGTGAAGCAGAAGAGGCTTTGATCGAAGTGGTAAACCGCCGCGCCGCCATGCTCGCAGCGCCGGACAAGGAGGGGTGATGAACCATTTAATGATTGACCTTGAAACGATGGGCAACAAACCCACCGCACCTATCATCGCGATCGGGGCTGTGCTTTTTGAGCCCTCCACTGGAGTGATGGGGCCGGAATACTATGCCGTAGTGGATTTGGAATCCTCAATGGTGCGTGACGCATTAGCAGACCCTGGCACTATCTTATGGTGGCTAAAGCAGAGTGCGGAAGCCCGCTCAGCCATCACCAGCGATAACATGGTGCATATCACTAATGCTCTCGGCGGGTTGATAAGGCTGATAGAAGATAACTGCGAGCCGAAAAGCTTACAGGTATGGGGCAACGGAGCGACATTCGACAACGTAATTATCAGGGCTACATTCGAACGTCACGGCTTTAATTGCCCCTGGCAGTTCCGGAACGATCGGGACGTGCGCACAATTGTTGAAATGGGTCGCGCTGCTGGCTTTAACCAGCGTTATGAGATTCCGTTTGAAGGCGATTTGCATAACGCACTGGCCGATGCGAAGCACCAGGTGAAATACGTCTCGGCGATATGGCAGAAGTTGGTTCCCGCCAACAGCAACGACATCTGATTTGAACCGGGTGCAGCCGGTAATAGTGGAGAAAACACATGGCCAAGTTAATGAAAGCGAGCGCCTGGGGGAAGCGTGAGTTTGTTCCGGGCTCGGTTCCAGATAACAGAACGATTAAACGCTGGGTTGAAAACGGCCTGCTACGCGGGCGCATCGTAGACGGTATGGTTTGGGTATGCGCTGGCGAGCAATGGGGCGTTGAATCGATGATCAGCGAAAGCGTTCGCAGGCTAATTCAAGAGGATTAAGATGGCCGGCAGACCACGAAAAAGGGAAAACAGACACTTTCCCGACTACCTCTATTTCGACAAAGAAACCGGGCAATACCGGTTTCAACTCATTACCGGAAAGAGAAAAAATATTGGTACCGATCGGGCTGTCGCGATTGCTATTGCACGCGAATATAACCTCCGCATGCGGCCCGAATCGATGCCATCTATTGAAAGCCTGGTTCGAGAGTCCGGAGGCATTAATGGCGAAGCAAGACCGTTTGCGGAACACGCCCAAGCGCTACTTGATAGAGCCATTCGCGATGAGAATCCAGGCACAGATGCGAAGGCTGTCTGGCTGAATGATATTGAGCGAGTGAAAGAATTTTTCGCCGATATTTACGCCTGCGATATCGATCTGGAGCACGTTAACGGCTACATCAAAAAATACCACAGCGAAGCATCAGCGAACGTGCAAAACAGGAAAGTAAGCTTTCTTAAAAAGCTCTTCAGCTATGCGGTCGATGAGTCGCTTATGATGGATAACCCTGCCGAGCGCAAAAAAATGCGTCGCGTCGATTCGAAAACTCGCCGCCGCCTCACCCTGGATGACTTCAACAAAATACACCGCGCCGCGCCGTTATGGCTGCAAACAGCCATGGATCTGGCAATGCAAACCACGCATGCAAGGCTTGAAGTCTCGCGCATCCGTTATTCCATTAAACAGCCAGGCGAAGGCGTGTGTGGATGCGTATGGTTTCCAGAGCCACAAGGGGAAATCTTCGGCACGCTCTATATTCACCGCCAGAAGGTGCAACATAAAGAAGCATCTCACGTGGCTATACCGATCGGGTCAGTTCTGCGGGATATCATCGAGCGCAGCCGGGATAATGTGGCCAGCCCTTATGTAGTGCATCGTCTTCCGCTAAAGCGAAGCAATCCCACAAGCAAAGAGGTACGGCATCCAACACAAGTTGCTCCCGATTATCTCAGCCGTTCGTTTTCAGCAATGCGCGACGAAGTAGGCGTTGGGTCGAACCTGCCCGAGGATCAGCGACCCACTTTTCATGAAATCAGGGCGCTTTCTGCTTTCCTCTTTAATAAACAGGGAATTGACCCACAAGGCCGTATGGCACACAGCGATGCGAAGTCAACGAAGATCTACACAGAGAACCATATTGACTGGGTTTGCGTACCACATGGCGAGATAAAAACAGCATCTTAATGGAAGGTAAAATAAGATGTTAACTGATTGATATATATAGTGAGGATTTTGCAAAAAATGCACTGTTTGCATATACATAGGAATGAGGCATTAAGCCTTGTGCGACGCAGGTTTGAAGGGATTTAAATCGTTGTCATGGGGTGTCAGGGGTCGGAGGTTCAAATCCTCTCGTGCCGACCAAAATTTAAATGCGTCAGTCCGCAGCAATGTGAGTGGCACATTACCCCGGAAAAGAGCAAGTCGAGAGACTTGCTCTTTTTATATCTGTCGTATCCTGACCGATGCGTTTATCATTCCCGTCCCTGTCAATACCCCCTCTCTTTAGGCAAAAAATAGCCAGTCGCACACTGACGCATACCTGTGATTTCATGTCTGCTCGCCTGAAACATTACAGGCAGTCAGAAAGAGATGTCCGCGGTTGATTTTACTGCTCTCCTGCTACAGACCGGCTATTATCTGTACCTGCTAATAGCGAATATCAAATAAAAAATTACACGCACAACATCATCATGTTCTGGTATGCCACCCTAAAATTTGCCTGGTAAAATAATGACGGAATCAGCATGAGCCGCTCATTGCTTATTACCATCCAGAAATGTGCGATTAATGCGCATTCTGTCAGCCATTTTTGAGCCAAGGATAATAGCTAATCGCGTATCTTACCTGTGAGAGACCTGCACAGGAGCACGGACAGACAGCTACTACATATGAGGGATCTGGAAGGTATTATTTTCCCATCAATCATCTTCAAATATGTTGTTGAAGAAGGAAACTTTTGAACGGGGGTAATGATGAACTTGTTAATATCAAAAAAATTAAAATACTTTATTGTTTGTTTTGAAGCGAAATGCATCAACAGTGCGGCAGAGCAACTGTGTGTAACACGCTCACCTCTCGCCCGCGTAATCTACGAAATGGAAGAAAAAATGGGAGGGAAATTATTTATCAGAAAATATAATTACCTTGAACCAACAGAATTAGCGATTACGCTTTATGAGAAAATCAAACCTGTTTACGACCTCCTCTATTCGATAGAAAACGACTTCAGTATCTCAGCCAAATGCTCCCGATTTGAGTTACTTTGCGACATTAGTGTCCCATTGGTCATTTATCAGCATATTTTATCCTGGCTAAAAAAAACGAACCAGCCTGTGTGTTGCAGGCGCGTCTCTGTTTCCTGCGCCGATATCCAGTCTCTTCACACTAACCCCGACGCAGGCATCTTGTCCTTCAGAGAAATAGCTTACACTGATAATCTTATTTTTCATAAAGCCAGTGATGAATCCATTTTCCTTCTTATGCCTGAAACACTTCACGTCACAGCGCTAAAAAACTTTAACAGCATCCGTAATGTAAGCCTGCTTATCAGAAAGGATGTTTTCTCCAATGAGTTAAAAGGAATTATCTCAAATAGCATCAAAAGCTTTATACCGCATGTGGATATTATAGAAACAGACAGAGATACGGCCTCTATTCTCATTTCAGTAAGTTCGGGAGAAGGAATGATGTTATTACCCGAATGTCTCACTTCGTTTTTTTTCGCCACCGGGTGTAAAGAAGATAAAAATACCAGACATCAGAATTCAGAGCGGGCTTTATATCAATAA